GATTACGAGGTAGGCGATGCAGTTGATGTTGATATAAACATACGAGGCAGAGAATGGACTTCTCCAAAAGGCGAAGTAAAATATTTTAATACCTTAGAGGCTTGGAGATTTAACCGAGAGCAACCAGAGGAGGTGGCTCATGAAAGCAACGATTCTGACGATGTTCCGTTCTAATACGGATTTTTAAATGTTAGTAATTAGCCCAGCAGAAATGTTGGGCTTTTTAATGATTAAAAAATTATCACTACATTTGATTAGATTCTAAACAATGGAGTGGATTGTAAAAGTTCAAGAAAAGCAAGATGATTTTATTCGGATCATTCACGACTTAGGCGAGCATTTTTACGCTGAAGATATTGTACAAGAGTTCTATATCAAGCTAATGAAATACGGAAAGGAGGACAAAGTATTCAAAGATGGCGAGCCAAACATGGGATACCTTTACACGATTCTTAAAAATTTATTCTTAAATTATCAGCAAGAAAAACAAAAGGTGCGCAAAATAGACATAGAGGACAATCCGATTGCTGTAGAATACGATTACTACCAGCCAAACGACAGCGAGAACTTAGAAGCTGCAATTATTAAAGAGATGAATACCTGGCAGTATTTTGATAATGGAGTCTTTAGAGTTTATACAGGGATCCAAGATAAACACCGAGAGGATGCAATAAGCATGAGAGCGATTGCCGAAGGTTCTAATATCAGCACAAAGACGATATTCTATACTTTGAAAAGATGCAAAGCCAAGATACGAGAGAAACTAAAAGACGAATACCAATACTTTGTAAAGCAAAAAAACAAAAAGTAAGTCATGAGCAAGGGAATGGAATACAAGGAGTTTAGAATAGGCAACAGCAAAAGTGCCAAGCGCAAGGTATGGCTGCGAAGGTCATGCGCTCAAGGGCATAAAGACGAACCATATTACAAAACAGAAAAAGAAATGCTTGAAGATAAGATATACAACTTTGCATCTTTAAGCGAATCAGAGAAAGGAATATACACTAAACTAAAAAACGATGAGCATAGACAATCAGATTTTTAACCATTACAGAGAACAACAAGCAAAGATTGAGGAAAGCATTAAGCTGCTGGAAGAACACGGATACATCGTGCAAAAGGAAGAGGAGACCAGACCAATATATCGAACCAAGTACATCAAGCAAGAAATACGCAGACTAAAAAGCAAGCTTGTAGGCAACCTAAAAGCGGATACACAAACGCAAAGAGAGATTGATGTAATGGAGTCACTATTGTGCATTTAAAACAAAGAAGATGAGTAAAACAACAAAAAAACGGAAACCAAGAAAGCAACCAGCCAAAGGAGTAGGCGATATAGTTGAGGAGGTATTGGAAAAGACAGGAGCTGCAAAGGTCGCAAAGTTTATTTTAGGCGAGGATTGCGGATGCGAGGATCGTAAAGAAAAGCTCAACGAGTTATTCAGAACTACAAAGAAGCCTGACTGCCTACTGGAAGACGAATACAAATGGCTAAAGGAATGGTTTGCAAAAGAATCAACAACTTACAGACCAAGCGAAAGAGATGAGATGATAAAAATATACAGCCGAATCTTTAGAGTAAAAACAAACGCAACAAACTGCGCAAGTTGCCTAAGGGAAATCCATAACAAGATGAAGACGGTTTTTGAAACTTACGAATAATGCAAATAGAAAAGGTAAAAATATCTCAGGTAAAGAATAACCCAAATAACCCAAGGGTAATAAAAAACGATGACTTTAGAAAATTAGTCAAGTCAATCAAAGAAGCTCCTTGGATGTTGCAGTTGCGTTCTATCATAGTAAATGACGATAACATTGTACTCGGAGGAAACCAAAGATTAAGAGCATGCAAAGAGGCTGGATTAAAAGAAGTTTACATAATCAAAGCGAGTTCGTTAACAGAGGAACAACAGAGGGAGTTCATAGTAAAGGACAATATAAGTTCAGGGGAATGGGATTGGGATGCTTTAGCCAATGAATTTGAAATGCAAAACTTAAATGATTGGGGGTTAAAATTGCCAGTTCAAATTGAGGACAGCGATGAATTCGGAACTGCTTTTAATTTGCCTGATGGAGATAAAGAGCCTTTTCAGCAAATGACTTTTACGTTAGCAGATGAGCAAGCGGATCAAGTAAGAAATGCAATAGAGGATATTAAAAGAACAGAGGAGTATAAATATTGTGAAACCATGGGCAATGATAACAGCAATGGAAACGCACTTTATTTAATTATTATGCAATGGGCAGAGCAAAGGAAATAATAGTTAAAGTCATTCCATCAAAGATTGCTAATGAATTTGTAAAGAAGCATCACTATTCAGGCAAGGTAGTAAATATGTCAAGCTTGCACTTTGGCGCTTTTTTAGATTCAAAGTTGCATGGCGTTATGAGCTACGGTCCGCCTATGGATAAACGGAACGTTTTAAAGCTTGTTGAAACTTGCAACAAAGGATATAATGAAAAGTGGAATGAAATGCTTGAGCTGAATAGAATGGCTTTCGATGACTATCTGCCTAAATACTCAGAAAGTAGGTGCATAGCAATAAGCATTAAATTGATTAAAAAAAATGCTCCTCAGATAAAATGGATCCTAAGCTATTCAGATGCAACTCAATGCGGAGACGGAACAATTTATAGAGCAAGCGGTTTTAAGCTGACTCAAATAAATAAAAACTCAACTATCTATAAACTTGCGAATGGAGATGTTGTAGCTAAAAGAGGAGACTCAAAATATAACTTTGATGGAGCAAAAGCATTGACAGGATTTCAAAATAGATACATATTAATAGTGGATAAAAAAGCAAAGTTAAATGTTCCTGAGATTGCCTTTGAAAAAATTGATGAGGTGGGAGCTGGAATGTATAAAGGCGAAAAGATAAAATTAAGCGAGAGAAATAGAGCGCAGCAATAGACTCGAACTTTACCTTTATTCTGGAATGAATAACGTGCTACCAATTACACCAACTGCGCATATAAAACAAATATAGTAAAAAATGGATAACAAAAATTTAATACCATTCAAAAAAGGGCAAAGCGGAAACCCAAACGGAAGACCAAAGGGAAGTAAAAACCGAAGCACTATAGCAAAGAGATGGCTATCCGTTGAGCAGAATTTAAAGAATCCTTTGACCAGCGAATTAGAAGATATGAGCCAAGAGGATTTGATGACCTTAGCCCTAATCAAAAAAGCAAGGGAAGGAGATACCCAAGCCTATCAAAAATTAATGGATAGCGCATACGGTGCGCCATTGCAGCAAATCGAACAAACAAATATAGAGCAACCATTATTCCCGGATGTTACAGAGGACGACAGCGATAAATAAAATACTCGCTCTCAAAAAGCGAATAAAAATAATCCAGGGAGGCACATCCGCTGGCAAGACTTTCGGAATAATCCCCGTAATTATAGATAAGTGCGCAAAGCAAAAAGGCTTGGAGGTTAGCGTAGTCGCTGAATCAATACCGCATCTAAGGAGAGGAGCGTTAAGAGACTTTCTCAAGATAATGAAATGGACAAATCGTTTCCAGGAGGATCGTTTCAATAAAAGCCATTTAAAGTACGAATTTGCAAACGGCAGCTTTATAGAATTCTTTAGCGCAGACGATGCAAGCAAACTCAGAGGTGCGAGGAGAGATATTTTATACATTAACGAGTGCAACAATGTAACCTTTGAAGCTTACAACGAACTTTCAATTAGAACAAAGCGAAGCATCTATCTTGACTTTAACCCGGCTAATGAGTTTTGGGCGCATAGAGAGCTAAAAGACGAATCAGATGCCGATTTTATAATATTAACCTACAAGGACAATGAGGGGCTTGATGAGGGTATCATCCAACAAATAGAAAAGAATCGCTTAAAAGCTAAGACAAGTGCATATTGGCGCAATTGGTGGACGGTTTACGGAGAGGGCAAGGTCGGACAATTACAAGGCGCAGTATTTACCAACTATAAGACGATTGATAGAATACCTGAGGAAGCGAGATTGATAGGCATCGGTTTAGACTTTGGATATTCTGCGGATCCGACAGCAATAATTGCAGTTTACAAATACAACAAGCAACGTATCCTGGATGAGATGACCTACCAAACAGGATTACTCAATTCAGATATCTCTAAAATCCTACCCAAAGATGTAGCTGTTTATGCAGATAGCGCAGAACCCAAATCAATCGCAGATATACAACGCTACGGAATCACGATAAAAGGCGTAACAAAAGGCAAGGATTCAGTTAATTACGGAATTGATGTAATGCAAAGGCAAAACTATTTGGTAACATCTCAAAGCACAAACCTAATCAAAGAGCTGCGTAGCTATTGTTGGGATAAGGATAAAACAGGCAAGCAACTAAATAAACCTATTGATAATTTTAACCATGCCCTCGATGCGGTACGTTATCATGAGATGGAAACAATAGGATTAAACAAAAACTTTGGAGAGTATTCGATTCTTTAGGGTATACAAATCAAAAATAAAAAGGTTATATAGACATGAAAGTAGATTTATTACTGCCAAGTTCATTAAGCGAGATACCATTATCCAGGTATCAAAAGTTTGTTAAGACGAAAGAAGCTTCAAATGATGAGGAGTTTATCGCTCAAAAGATGATCCAAATATTCTGCGGTATAGATTTATCGGAGGTTGGTAAAATAAAAATGAAAGACTTAAACGGATTGATTACGCATTTTACAGAAGTGTTTAGCGAAAAGCCAAAGCTTGTTAGGCATTTTAAAATAAAGAATATTGAGTTTGGCTTTATTCCGAAGCTTGACGAGATTACTTTTGGAGAGTATGTGGATTTGGAAAACCATTTGCAGAATTGGGAAACCTATCATAAGGCGATGGCGGTAATGTACAGACCAATAAAAGAAAAGGTAAAAGACAAGTATTCAATAGTCGACTATGAGCCAAACGAGGACATGCAAGATTTGATGAGGTTTGCTCCCCTGGATGTAGCGATAAGCGCCTCGCTTTTTTTTTGGACTTTAGGAAGCGAATTACTGACTCATACTCTCAGTTATTTACAGAGCGAACTGAAGACGATGACGAATTCCAGCAGTACAGCGAAAGATATCTATTCGGAAAACAATGGGGATGGTATAGTTCAATCTATGCGCTCGCTAAAGGAGATGTTACCAAATTTGACAAAGTTACAGGATACCGACTTACTAAATGTCTCACATATCTCGCTTTCGAAAAACAAAAAAACAAAATCGAAGCAAACGAACTTAAACAACAAATGAGAAGATGAATTATTTTGATATTATAGACAAACTAAAAACACACTTTGAATCGGATCCGATAATCAACACGGTAACGCAAGGAGATATATTTGAGATTGACTTAGCTAAACAAACGATATTTCCGCTTGTGCATTTGATTGTTAATACAGCAACATTCGAGCAAAGCGTGATTAGGTTTAATATTTCAATCTTGGCAATGGATATTACAGACATATCAAAAGACGAAAGTCCAAATAAATTTGATGGCAATGATAACGAGCTTTGGGTATTAAACACAATGCTATCCGTTCAGAATAGATGTTACGAGCTTTTAAGGAGAGGCGATTTATATAGCGATAAGTTCCAAGTAGATGGCAACGTAACTTGTGAGCCTTTTACTGAGCGATTTGAGAACAAGCTCGGAGGCTTCACAATGACTTGCGACATACTTATTCCAAATGACATGACAATCTGCTAATGGCTGAATTTGAAAACATACAAGACTTGCTAAATGACTTCCGAGATAATGTTATCCGAGAGGCTAAAAGCAACCTATCCAGTCAAAACACGAGCGGTAAGCTTAGAGATAGTTTAAAGTCTTATGTAAAGGAATCTAAGAACTCGGTGCAGATAAGTTTTGAGATGGAAGATTATGGATTCTATCAGGATCGCGGAGTGCAAGGTAAAAAAAGCGGCAAGAGTTTAGATGGCTACAAATACACGAATAAGATGCCTCCCTCAAAAGCATTTGACAAATGGACAGTAAGAAAAGGAATAGCGCCAAGAGATAAGCAAGGCAAATTCATAAAGAGAAAGAGCCTTAACTTTTTGATAGCTCGAAGCATATTTAACAAAGGAATAAAACCTACGCTATTTTTTACAAAGCCATTTGAGAAATACTTTAAAAGGTTGCCTGATGAATTAGTAGAAAAATACGGTTTGGATATAGAAAACCTATTTAACCAAATAACAGAAGAAAATTTTAAAAGATTAAGCAAATGAGTATTAAATTAGCAAGGTCGCCATACATCGTTGAAATATCCGTAGCAACTCAAACGGAAACAAAGGTCAAATTGTACCTATGGACAACAGGCAGTCAACCAGCATCGCCACAATATACGTTAAGCAAAAAGATACCAGCCTCAAACAATGTAAACACCTATTACAATATTGCGCCATACGTTCGAGAATATTTTACTTTCGGTTCTTATGATTATGATACAGCAAACTTTTTTGATACAGCGACAAGCACAAACTTTGTAGTTAATTATCACATAGAAAAATTCAAAACTATTGGAGGGACTGAGTCATCTGCTGGAACGGAAACAGGGCAATTTGTAAACGGATACTCCGAATACATGGAAGGGCAGAATAGAGCGCATGAGAATGTATTTCTTGATGAGGGTACATATCTATATCACTATGATAGTTTATTTAGCACAACGCAAAGAAATGCGCTTGCTTTCTCCCCTCCTCCATCTCTCTTCCC